TAAATTCACAATGGGAAACAGTTAAATCATATACTTCTGCAGCATGGAATCTAGTAAAACAATATGTCATTCAGCCTGTTCAGGAATTGTGGAATGCAACGAAAGAAAAATTGAATGATTTAGCGAATTGGATACTAGGTAATTGGGCCAAAATCCAATCTTATACACTTACGGCATGGAATCTAGTTTATAAATATATTATTGATCCAGTGATTTCAGCTTATAATTCTGCAAAAGAGAAGTTCAATGATATGTACAACACAGCAAGAGAAAAATTTGATTCTGTAAAAAATGCAGCGCAAGAAAAATTTGATGCAGCAAAGAGATTTATCATTGACCCGATAAAAGATGCGGTAGATAAAGTAAAGGGATTCATTGATAAAATCAAAGGATTTTTCAGTGATTTGAAATTAAAGATTCCGAAACCGGAAATGCCTAAAATGCCGCATTTTAGTTTAGAAACTAGCACGAAAAACATTTTAGGGAAAGACATTACGTATCCATCTGGCATTGGTGTACAATGGCGTGCAAAAGGCGGTATTTTTACTAGACCTACAATTTTCGGTATGAGTAATGGTCAGTTACAAGGTGCAGGAGAAGCGGGAAAAGAAGCAGTTTTACCGTTGAATAAAAAAACATTAGGCGAGATTGGTGAAGGGATTGCAGCAACGATGTCTACTGAACCAACTGTAATTAATATTTATAATCCTTCAGTGAGGGATGATCGTGATATCGACCGCATGGTCGGAAAAATAGATGATGCACTTGCTCAAAAAGGGCGTAATTCAAAAATAGGAATAGGGAGGACTTAAATTGCTAGACATAGGTATCGATAATCAGTTAGCAAGTGACTACGGAATATGTATAGTAGAACGCCCTGTTATTCCTACAGCAGAACAAGAAGTAGAACATATTGAAGTGTCTGGTAGACATGGTTCACTTACAAAAAAAGGGGCGTTTAAAGACGTTCCTTTAAAAATAAAGTTCAATATGCTTGAAGAAGAGAATATTAAGCCGTTAGTGCGACGTATGAAGTCGTGGTTGATGAATGGAAAAACATTATATTTTACTGATGATGATGTGTATCGAAAAATTAAACATGTTGTAGTAGGTGATATTGTAAATGAAATTGAAGAACACGGTGAATTTGAAGTGGATTTTAAGCTAGATCCCTTTGAATATACAGAGGATGTAAATCTAAAACTCACCAAACCTGGTGTAATTTATAATCCAGGTACAATTGAATCTGATCCTAAGTTTTGGATTGTGGGAAATGGTACTTTCCGTATAACAATCAATGACGTCTCTTTTCAAATAAAAGATGTGAATGGTTCTGTTGTCATAGACTCAGAAATACTTGAAGCATATACCGATACCATATCAATGAATAATAAAATGGTCGGGCAGTTCCCTATATTCAACGTAGGAGAAAATACAATAGAGTGGTCAGGCGCAATTCAATTCATGGAAATTCGACCTAGGTGGAGATATAAATGATTACTTTATATAAACCAAACGAGACTGATTTTACACACAATGGTATAGGAGCTTTAGATAAAAATATTTATAACGCAACTGTTGAGGAAGAACTCAATGGTTTATTTTTATTTTCATTTAGTTATCCATTGTTTGCACCACGTGGTCTGGAAATAGAGGGAATGAGCATCATTAAAGTTCCAACCCCTGATGGTGAACAACTATTTCGAGTGGCAGCTCCTAAAGTCAGTATGGGTGAGATTACAGCGCAATGTTATCACATTTTTTATGACTTAACAGAAAATCTAATTGAAGACATTTTTGCTGAAACAACAAATGGTAATGGAGCTATGAATCGTATGTCAGCAGGATGCCAATACAAGCATCCTTTTCAGTTTTATTCAGATGTACCAAAGATAGCCAGTGCACGTATTGTCCGTAAAAATCCTGTGGAAGCATTATTGGATTCTAGTCAAGATAATTCATTTGTTAATCGTTGGGGAGGCGAATTAAAACGAGATAATTTTGATGTAAAGATGCTACAAAATCGTGGTATGGATCGTGGAGTAGTGATTCGCCATAAGAAAGATTTACTAGGGTATGAAGGTAATGTGGATTGGAAAAGTCCTATAACTAGAATCATGCCACAAGGTTTTGATGGGTTATTTCTTCCTGAAAAGTATGTGGATAGCCCACTTATAAATAAATATCCTCATCCTAAAATCAAAGTGATTGAATTTAAACATATTAAAGCAGCTATTGGTGAAAATGCTGACGATGAAGATGCAGTTCCATTAGAAGAAGCATATAGGTTATTACGACAGGCAGCTAAGGATATGTTTGCTATTCAAAAGGTTGATCAGCCTAAAGCAAATTATAACGTTAAGTTTCAGGAGTTATCACAAACGGAAGAGTATAAGGATTATAAGCATTTACAAAGTGTTTATATGGCAGATACGGTTACGGTTGAGCATCAAGAAGATGGTATTGATATAAAGGCGAAGGTAATTGCTTATAAATATGATCCAATAAAAAAAGAGTATCTGGATATAACCATTGGTAACTTCAAAGAATCCTTTACGGACGTTTCCGGTAGGGTCGATCTGGTACAAGAAGAGTTATCCAATATGCCAGGCTCTATTTTGGATGCAGCAAAAGCAAATGCTACAAGCCTTATTAATTCAGGATTCGGAGGACATGTCCGTATTTATCCAGATCGTATTTTAATTATGGATACGAAAGATGAAAAGAGTGCGAAAAAGGTTTGGCAATGGAACTTGAATGGATTAGGGTATTCTTCCACAGGGGTGAATGGACCATATGGAACTGCCATTACAAGTGACGGAAGAATTGTTGCTGATTTTATTACTGCAGGTACGTTGAGTGGAAATCTTGTGCAAGGTGGAGAAATAACAGGTGCAACATTACGAACTTCAGATAGTGTCAACTATGTAAATATTTCAAAGCAATTCATACGCTTGTATGAATCATCTAAAACAAGGGTGTTTGTAGGGTATTACAAAAATAGTAGAAATGAAATACAACCAACTCTTATTTTAGGCGGAGATTCAGATTCCACAGGGGCAAATGGAGCTATTATGGTATACCAATTCTCAGATACAAGCGTTAAGTCTGGTGGAATCGGAATTACAAAAGGAATCGAGGGCAATGGATACTTGAATGCAGCTTCTTTATACTTTTCGCAAACAGGGAATGCAATGCTTGATGCTGACAAAACGATTGTCCTAAATGCTCAAAGTGATATGAGGTTTAAAGTCAAAGATCAGTTCCGCTTTTATCGTAATGACAATTGGATTGCGAGTATTGGGGTTTCATCTGGAGGAGATACAGATATCGTACTTCCAAATGCAATGATACGAAATTCAAGTTACGAAAATGGTTATATTCAAATAAAGACAGCTCTTGGATCGTATTATCAAGGGGTAATTGCTTCGGACTTCAAAGTTTCTTCAAAAGAAACGTATAAAACCAATATACGTCCTATTGCATTCAGCGCACTTGAAAAGGTAATGGAATGGGAAATTAAACAGTACAATTTGAAAACTGATATTCCAAAACTTTATGAGATGCGTATGAATCGTAAAGAAGGAGAGCCGATAATTACTACAGATGCAATTCCTACACATTATGGTTTAGTTATTCCAAAAGAAGCAGAAGAAAATGGTGTAGGCTTATACGGGATGCTTTCACAATTGACAAGCGCATTTCAAGAACATGTAACAAAAACGGATGCTAGACTCGAAGAATCAGAGCCAATAAAACCTAAAGGAAACATAAAGCATAGGAACAGAGTAAAACGTCAAAAAAGGCCGCCTAGACATGTAAAAAGGAGTAGCTAGAAAGAGGTGTAGTCATGCGAAACGAGGAAATCATGATAGATTTAGCAGATCCTGTGTTTACAAAAACAATTCGTTCTCGGCAGAATGACAAGAATGGATTGAAGCTTACTGTGTACGCAAGAGAAAAAGGACAGAAGGTGGATTTAACAGGATATGCGGTTAAATATGAAGCGACAAATCATACAGGAGTATTCATTCGAGATGATGCTCAAATAGTTGATGCAAAGAATGGTGTGTTTTCATATACGTTTACATCTCAAGCTGTTTCCACATCGGATGATTGGACAGCTTATTTTGTTATGGAAAAAAGTACAGAACGAATGAGTACACCAGACATTCGTATTACATTAAGGCGAGATGTAAAAGAAGGTAATATTAAAATCGAAAATTACATTTCTGATTTTGAGGTTCTAAAGAAACAGATAGACGAGTTACAGAGAAAGTTAAATACTATGGATGTTGTTAAGAAAAACGGAGACACCATGACAGGTGACTTGAAGTTAGATACCGCTATAGCACTTAAAAGATTAACATCTACTGACGGAAATAAGGATTTAATTTCATTAGCATTCGCTAAAAATGGCACCTTCTTTTTAGAAGATAGGATTAATAGTAATTTCAATGTTTTTGTGTATTCGCCAGATAAGAAGGAATTTATTGTCGGCGCTAACACTAACTTGGTTAAGAAAACCGGAGATATAATAACAGGGCTTTTAAGGTTTAATTCCTTGGGTCAAATGTTGATGGCACAACCTGATTCAGCAACAGGTCCTTCTGCTCGTGGGTTACACTACGCGGATAAAGACACAGACGGAAGTGTTAATCGTGGCGGAATTGGACGTTTCAAAGGGGCAAACAACGGTGAAGAATATCTGTACATGGGGTTTGGTACTAATCCTTGGGATTCTCAAAGCGGCTTAATAGTTCGTCCTGATGGATCAGCAACCTTGAAAGGTAAAAAGATAGCAACCGCTGATAATGATACAGGATGGATTAATCTTGCTACAACTGGGGTAGAAAATATTCCTGATAGAATTTTGAAGTACAAGAGAAGTGGGGATCAGATTACTGTAATCGGATCAGTTAAATATTTAGCAAGTACAACAGTATTTGCAACCCTTCCGGCTGGATTTCGCCCTGTACAAAATATTGCTTTCCCAGCACTTGCATATGGCAATGGACCAACTGCTTGTGAAGTTACAGTTAAAAGTGATGGTGGAATTTTCTTGAATGGTGTTCAAAATGGAAATGTCATTCATATTGCGATGAGCTTTTTAATTTAGATATTACAGATTAAGCGTGCATAAGCAGGCTTTTTTATTTTGCTAAAAGGAGGATAAGAACGGTGGAGGAACAGATCTTCAATTCAATGATTCAACAAGGAGCATTCGCAGCGTTATTTGTGTGGATGCTTTTTACTACGCAAAAAAAGAATGAACAGCGGGAAGAACAGTATCAAAAAGTAATCGAAAAAAACCAGGCAGTCATCGAAGAACAGGCAAAAGCATTTGGTTCACTTGCAAAGGATGTATCAGACATTAAACAAAAAATTATGGGGAATGGTGACGACAAATGAAAAAATCTATTAAATTATTAGCCTCAATTTCTACGGCAGCTATCATTGCATTTACTTCAACAGGTAGTGTCTTTGCTGATCGAGAAATGATTATTCCAGGGTTACCTAAAGTTGAATATCGCAATGGATATGGAGCATATGAAGGCGTAGTAGCACATTCTACAGCAACTCCTGAAGCGCCTGCTATTAATATCCGAAACTATGAAGCAAGAACATGGCGCTCTGCATTTGTACATTATGCGACAGATTGGGATGAAACAATCCAAATTGCTTCTACTAAGTATCAAGCATGGGGAGCAGGACCAGCAGCCAATAAACGATTTGTTCATGTAGAGCTCTCTGAAACTAGTGACTCTATTAAATTTAAAAAATCATATGAAAGATATGTAAAGTTACTTGCTAAAATTTTAAAAGATAGAAATATCCATCCAAGCATTGGATTGTGGACGCATAAAGATATTACGTATAAGCTTGGTGGCACAGATCACGAAGATCCGATTGACTATCTTCGCAGTCATGGTGTATCAGAATCACAATTTAGAGCGGATGTACAAAAGGCGTATGAAGGCGAAACAGTTACAGTTAAACCAAAGCCACAGCAACCAAATGAAGTACCTGGTGTTATTAATGAAGTGGGAGTAGCGTATATTGATGGATACAATGTAAACCTTCGTTCTGGTCCATCCACAACAAATAGTGTTATTCGTAAATTACAAAAAGGTGAGGCATATAAAGTCTGGGGTAAAGTAGGGAATTGGTTGAATCTTGGAGGGAATCAGTGGGTTTATAATGATTCATCATACATTCGCTATAAAGAGGAATCTTCATCTGTGGAAGGTAAACGTGTTGTTTCTAAAGTGAATGACTTACGATTCTATTCAAAACCTTCCTGGTTAGATAAGGATGTAGCAGGAACTGTGGATGAAGGATTAGGATTTACAATCCTTGATAAAGTATCTGTAAATGGCTCGCAGCAATATAAAGTGAAGAATAGTAGAGGTAATGTGTACTATATTACAGCTAGTTCTTATTATGTAGAAATTAAATAAGAGTATATTGACATTCTACATTTAAATATTGTATATTTTACATGTTGTTTTTTGATAGCGCACTGTTTGTTCTAATTTTTCTACTACATTGTTACTTAGGTGATGTAGTGTTATCAAAAAAGAGTTCTCCAACATATATTTTAAAAAATCCCCTTCTATATTTAGAGGGGGATTTTTATTATAAATCAGAAATTCTTCTAACTTGTTTTTCTTTCTTCTTAAAATTCTTCTTATACTGTTTGAAGTCTTCTTTCTCAACTCTGAATTTCTCTCCAGTAGCAACGTTTTTAACCAGGTAAGTTGTGCGTTTGAATTCCCTAATGTAATAGATAATTAATCCCACTAAAAGGGATATACACAATGTAAATGGAATGGCAATGAGACAGAGAACGAGAATAAGGGCAGAAATCTTATCTGATTCATAAACTCTTTTTAGAACTAAACGTTTACCAGATGAAGCTTGAGCTTGTTCTAATTGCTGCATACGTTGTAGCGATGCAATCGTGTCATAACTCATGAAAAAGTCCCTCCATTATTTGTTCATTTTCCCTAAAGCTTTATCCATTTGACGTTCATTTGCTTGTGTTGCGCTACTTGTTGCATTTTCAACACCACGGTAGTTGTATTTAGAGTTTTGCCAGAAGTCGAAAGCGAAATCTTTTAATGGCTTTTCGGATGCATTTCTCTCAACAACTTCAGATTTAAAGATATTTGTGAGCATGTATTCATGATTAGATACATCTTTAATATATGTTTTATTTGTATATTCTTTAATGATTTCATCTCCAAAAGTCTTAATTTCATCTTTAGTTGGTTTATAACTATGAGCATATCTACTAATTTCATCAAATTTTTCATTTGGAGTTTTATTACTTGAAGCTATCTCTGTAATTTTACTCTTCCATTGGCTAGATGTAGTAGTTGTAGCGACTGTCTTTTTTTCCTGGTTGTTAGAATCTTTGCGATCAGGATTTAAATTGATACAAACCATGCATACAATAAATGAAATTAGAGCTGTAGAAAGATAAATTTTTACTACTCGTAAACGATTGATTTTTTCTCCTCTTAATACAATTTTAGGCATGAATAAGCCTATAATTAGAACGATAATTGACACAATAGATACTAGAAATAGTATCACTTCTAATGCGTTTAACAAAAAATCCACTCCTTAAAATTAAATTGGTATAATGCCTAAATCATACCAATTTCATGCAACAACTGTAAATATTACGTTTAATTTCGCTTTTAGAGGTTTTTAACTCGTTTAAGTAAATCCGTTACTTGTTGAAGGCGCTCTTGAGTTTCTTCTAAAGAAATTTCCGCTAGGTCTGCATGTTTTGACCAGAAGTCATTAAAGGCGTGCCAATCTCCCATAATATACATAGTTTCACTTGAATCATGTAGCCTTAATAAAGAACTAACCTCTTTAAATGTTTCTTCGATTTTGTTTCCTAATAGTTTTTTGTCGTATGCTACCTGGTTCGTTATCATATAAATCCTCCTTTTAAAATTTTTATTGTACGTGGTTTAGATGGATCGCGTTGGATATATCCCTTTTCTTCCAAGTGCATTAAGTGCATATGTACTGTAGAACTAGAGGCGAGTCCGGTTGCTTGGCAAATTTCTCTAACAGTGGGAGGATATCCGTTTTCTATTACTTTTTCTTGGATGAAAGTTAAAATTTCAGCTTGTCTACTTGTTAATGGTTTCATGGTGTATACCTCACTTTATGCATGGAATATATAACCATATGATACCAAGATATTGAGAATAAATCAAACGCTTGTTCGTGTTTTTAGGAGAGGTTATACTCCCATAAATTCCTTATCGAAATAGAACTTGTCCATTAATTTATTTACAATTCCGTTGAAATAAGCGAATTTACCTTTCTTCATTTTTACTCCGGATTTAATTTTCATAACAAATTCTTTAATAGCTTTTAAGCCAATAATAAGTTCCTGGTCTTTAGTAAATGCTTTATTACCTGTAGAGAAGTTTGTAACTTTATTGCACTGCCTTACGACCTTCCACAGTTCTTGAATTATTTTAGATTCACTGTAAAAAGAGCTAACTAAAGAAACAAAACGTTCTGGTACCCAGTGAGCAACGAAATCAGCTTGTTCAATATTCTCTTCTGGAGTATTGCTATTCTCATTACTGTTACGTTTGTTTATATCTTTTATATTTTGTTTTAAGGTTTTAGTAGTTGTTTTATTGGTGTGACATTTTTCTTCATTTTTAATAGGAGCTTGTGTGACAACCTGTTCTTTCACAATAATTGGTTGAATAACAATCGCATTGCTTGTTTGTCTCATATCGCTTTTACGCTTCATTTCTAGTTGTTTAATAATACCTAAAGACTCTAAGTGTAGGCATACTCTAATAACCGTTCTACGGCTAATATTGAGGTCTTCAGCGATGTGTTTTTTTGTTCTGAATGATACACCAAAGAACTTAGAAGAATAGTTGTGTAATTTATTTAATACAGCCAATTGAGTTTTATTTAACTGATCTACGAATTTTTCTTTGTATGCACGAACAGTCTTATTTAATTCATTGACTGTTTTAAATGTTGTTAGGTTTTTGTATGTTTCATTACCCGCAATAATTGTAATTCCTTGTTTCTTTTCCATAACGGTTGTCTCCTTTTTGGAAACAAAAAAGCAACAGAATGCCAAGTGTAAGCAAACTGTTGCTAAGGAGCCCTTACGTACTGTAAAATAGTGCGTAAGAGTACAGCAAGTGTTTGCCTAGTGTAGTTAGGCGGACGGTATATAGAGTGTTGGTAGCACTTTATATACACGCTGTGCTCTTTTGTTGTAGTTATATAGTGTTTGGTCAATTAAACACAACCTAACTACATCAAATAAATACAGTTAGGTTGCGGTTATTTTATTTTGAAATCTGTTACCTTTATCACTGGTGCAATTGGGT